ACTATAATACCCACCGCTGTCGGTATCTTCTAAACGAAAAACCGGGAATGTAGATGCTACATGTAGTTCTGTTGCAGGACTCGTCGTCCCAATCCCTACGTTACCACTGGAGTCGATTCGCATGCGTTCTGTTGCGCCTGCTCCTGCTTCCGTTTTAAAAATCAAAGACGAATTATTTGCGCTAGTGCCGACAGATTCAATGGCCGCATCAGTAAAAGCCGTTCCAGTGCGGTTGCGGAAAAATATCTGTGAACCAGTGTTGTTTGCAGTACCTAAGTTTTCGATATATAAGGCTGTTTCTGTTGCGCCTGAATTTGTTCTTTGAATGTGCAGTGCGCCACCGGGGCTCGTCGACCCAATCCCAACATTACCACTGGAATCTATTCGCATGGCTTCAGCACTATCTGTATAAAAAAGCAAAGGATGCGCTGAATAAGTCCCAAAGATTGCAGATGTGTTTTGTGGATACATTAACAACGTACAATCATTGGTAGTGTCCATCATTCGGAATATTGGTGTAGAAGCATCTTGAATGTCTAGCTTGTAAGCAGGACTATCCGTCCCAATCCCTACCCGATTATTCGTCGCATCAACGTATAAAGTATCAGTGTCAACCGTCAACCCATCAGCGTTAATTGACCCGGTTACGTCAAAAGTGTCCCCGTCACTGTCGTACCGGAACGCCTCCGTAAGACTACCATTACGCATCGAGTAAAATACGAGGTCAATCTCTTCATCTGTCGGTGTGAGGCCAGTCGTAACAATACGAATTGCACCGCCAGTTTCTAAGGTGCCTGCCGCAGTTTCAGTCGAGAACAACATCCCTGCACCAATACCAACAGCGGGAGTGCCTGTCGATTGAGTGCGGAGAGTCAGGACATCAGTGACTGCGTTTGTTGTTGCATTTTCAACATTAACAACAGGGGCTTGGCTGAAGGTAACAACCCCTCCAGAAGAGATAGCGATAGCGTCTGTGTCTGAAACTGATCCGATAGTGCCGTCGTTATCGATAATGACACCGCCTAAAGTTGCATCACCATCAATGAACAAATCTTTAAATTTGAGTAAGTTAGTACCAAGGTCCAGTGTATCGCTTGTCTTTGGCTTGACTTCAGTCGCTGTAATGACTAAGTCTTGGACAGGGCCTACCTTTTCAATTGGTGCGCCTTCAGCAGATGTTCCGTCGTGTGTGTGACCAGTTGATGCATTAAACGCACTGACAATGGCATCAAACTCACCATCTAAATCCGATGCATTGATGATGTTACCATCTGCAATATTGTTTGAGGCATCGTTACGAGTGTACCCAGCCATAGTTTATCGTCTCCCGTGTACTGCGTATTCTAAAGTTGCGGCATCCAAAGAAAACGGAGGGTCCGTTCCTTCAGATATAAACTGTAGTGACACTGTAAATCCACTACCAATTACTTGTGTTCCGAATAATTTCTTCAATTTCGTTCCGTATAAAGTTGTTCCGTAAGCACCATCCCCGTAGAAACCAACCGTGCCTGTTGTGTTACTCAACTCAATTGGAGCAGGTTGTATGGTTCCTTCAGTGTCAAAGTCGTATTTCAAGCTGACGTTTGTGGTGACTGACCCTTGAGGATCTGCGTATAAGAACAATTTGTAAAAAGTCTTACGAACTCGTGGATCTTCATTAATTGCTACAAACGGTGTAGAAAAGGTTGCTTGGATATTATCTCCGTCAAAACTATTCCCACTTTCCATTTGGTATACATAACCATCAGTATTTGCAAACAGAATTGTCTCTGTTGTACTCGTATAGATAGAATATGCAACATATGCTCTGATACCACGCAATTCAGACCAAGCCATTTCACTGCCGCCTTGACCTGAGAATTGTGTTCCTAAGATACCGACAGCAGATTCATCTGTAATACTTGCACTAAATCCAAACAATCGATACTGAGACTTTTCACGGATAACTATTGATGCGTAAGATGTAGATTTCGTGATAAAGTTATCAAACTCAGATTGAATAACTTTTGATATAACAGCCAATCCGAAGTCACCAATACGTTCTGTCCCTGACAACATCCTGAGACCATCCGGGGCTAAAAATACAACGTCGCCTCCCACTTCTTGGATAGTGTCTGTGTCAATGCACCCGATGTCATCTGTAATAGACTGCAATTGGAAGTCAGAGACTGTAGTTCCTGCCAGTCTAAATATCTTTTGTTCGCAGAATATAATCAGTTGTTCTCTGAAAACAATCAGACCCGTAATGACTGCACCAACATCAATTTCCCCTGCCCCTACACCGACATTAAAACTGTCTTCATCGTAAGGCGCACTGAACACAAGATTGTTATCTTTAGCGTAAAAAGCATGGTTCTTAAAGATAGCCACATGTTCTGCACCGATAGCATTACTTGGAGCATCGTCAATTGAAACAAACGTGGTTCCATCGTAATAAGCGGGAGGGTTTGTGCCATCAACCATCAAGATGCGATTGGTGCTTGCAAATCGATACTGCGCCCAACGGTGCTTATTACCACTTTCTCTTGATGTTGAAAGGAATGTAATCGCCGCATTGTCAGCAGGGCTTGATGCTAGGTTTGGTGTGATTGCAAGTGTAGCCGCACCGGATGTCACAGTGACTGCACTGGTAATGGTGTAGACTTTTTCAACACCTGCAATTGTAAATGTATCTCCAGCTTGTGGAGTGACATCAATCCCATCAACATCTAAGCTTGCACCTGTTTGGCTACCACCAGCAACAAGGATAGTCCCGTAAGCAGGAACATTAATCTTAGACCACCCAGACCCTGTCGATTCAAATAAGTCGGCATTTCTGAAGGCTATTGCACGAGAACCGAAATACGCAACACCTTCAATAGTGTCTGTATTATTAGCAAAGGTAACAGCGGCTTGATCTGCTGGTGAACTGTCTAAGGATGTTGTGAGGGTCAACGTTGCTGTCTTATTTGCAGAACTATAGCTAACACCACCTGTATCAATTGTGTATGTGCCGCTTACTCCTGCAATTGTTAGCGTGTCGCCTTCTGCAGGTGATGTGTAGATATTTGCAATTTCAAGAGTCGTACCACTTTGTCCACTTCCTTGGACAACAGGCTCACCGTATGGAGGTACATAATTACTATCGTATTTATCGTATCCTTCAATACGACGATACCCGCCCTCTACTGAGGGTTCAAAGTTACGTAACGTTCGTGCTGATCCGGGAAATCGGTTACCTAACTGAAGAGGAGAAAGGTTCGTGTACAACCCTCCCCCAAACTCAAATTGATAAGTGCCCCATTGATCTAGAGCCATATTAGATGCGTCCTACAAATGCGCCGAATATTTTATTTTGTTGTATTGCTGTAGATCGAACATATTCTGTACGGTTGACCAGCAATGTACGCATGTCTTTAATGCCATCATCAAACTTTTGTTTTGACAGTACGGCATCTTGTGAATTACTACGGAACAGATACGCATAGTACATTGCCCCATCGACAATGATGTAGCGAAAACGTTCTGGAATATTGGGTACGTCAGTCGCATTGACAAGATCAACCGGGAACCGGAAGTATTCGTAGACTAACGTGTAGTCTTCTTTGGGAGGAGGGACTAAACCATACTCATTACTTGGTGCCCGGAATACATACTCAGGGATATCACGAATGCCTGTGCTTGTGTTGTATTCTTGATCGATGAACTTATCTAAATACTCTTCGTAAGAAATGATTTTTAGCTTGCGAGTATCGTTGCCTAGTGTTGCATCTCTTTTAATACGGAACGTATCCATGTCTGCAGATTTTAAATCTGAGGGGAATCCGTAACGAGTTGTGCCAGCAGTAAGCACATCTTCTTGCTCTACGTGATTAAACGGCCATTCAAACTGCGATTGATTAATGTAACGAATCGAGGCGTTGACTGCCTCTTTAGCTTGTTGATAAAACCCAGTCGCTGTAGAAAAGTTAGAGGAGGTTAACTGAACTTCATTTAAACGGGCGTTGATATCATTAACTAATCCTAAATAATCATACGCCATATCACTTTTCCTTTACTTTGAGTTTGATACTACGTTCTGCTTGGCTTCCTGTGGAATCAATCATGTTGCAGAAAAATGTGTATTCTTCGTTGTTTGTGCCACCACCAATGTTGATTGTGGCAACAGTGTTTGTGTTTGTTTGGGAGACATTCTGAATGGTGTCTGTTGTGGCACTTCCAGATGCTACTGTGAGGGTTTGACCAGAAGCCAATGTTGTTTTTGTATTGTATGCTTTTGATTTTACAGACCAAGTGACAGATGAGATTGTTGCAGTTCCTAAAAAACGAGACCAATCTACACTGTAATCTAATTGTTCATCGGGGTCTTTGGCAGGCCAGCGAAAACTCATTATTAATCCTCTGTTACGTAAACTGTGCGTTCTGCTGAAGTGGTATCTGCTAGAATGTAAACAGTTCTATCTTCAGCATCCACGTAAACAATTCTTCCTGTGCTTGCCGCATCAGAAAAAACAAACACAATGCGATTTTCTTCAGGAACATTGATTGTCCTATCATACGAAGATAAAGACATTATGCCGCCCTCGGTACTAAAACTGTCCTACGACGACTGTATTGCTCACGCACTGCTTGGAAGTCAAATACAACGGCTGTCACTGTGGGTTCACCGATTGTTCCAGTCGCTGGGGCATCGTTTAATGCCTCCAGTACATTGACGGTGACTCCGTTAACTGCGCCAGTTGCACTAACTCCATTGAGTACTTCAGTCGGCTTCTCTTCAAGTGTATTGACAAAGCCAGTTCCTTGAACGCCAGTAAGTGTTACCGTATTACTGTGTTCAAGTGTGCCGATACCTCCAGTACCGACAACACCACTAATCTCCGCTTTTAAATTAACTTGAACAGTATTGACTGTTGCTGTTGCGCTAACACTTTCTAAGACTTCAGTCGGCTGTTCTTCGACTGTATTGACTGCGCCAGTGCCTTCAACCCCATCAACAACAATTAATGAATCTGCGTGGGGGATAATGTCGTTTGCAGAACCTGTTGCACTGACACTGTCTAGAATTTCTGCAACATTGACCTGTACTGTATTGACAGCACCTGTCCCTGCAACACCAGTTGAAATCACTTCACTGATGTCAATTTCAAATCCGCCAGCAACAACCGGAGCAATTGTGCCTGTTGCACTGACGCTGTTCAGTACCTCTGTAATGTTAGGCTGAACAGTATTTACAGCACCTGTTGCTGTCGCTTGGTCAA